ATTTACTTCAGTTAGGTATAGGTGGTTATGTTATAGGACGCACAGGAGAAAAAATAATGAAGGACTTTGTAAATAAAAAATAATTAGCAAAAGTTTAGGTTTTTCCAAAAATTTTTTTATTTTTTAAATATACTATTGTATGTATACTATTGTACGTATTATAGTATACGTATATAGTATATACAAATGGCAAGAAAAATTACACGTAAAGGACTTATTAAAAAACTAGATAAAGTATTTAGTGAATATATAAGGCAACGGAACGCAGATAAAAATGGTGTAGTAGTATGTATTACTTGTGGCAAAGTGGATCATTGGAAAAATATGGACGCAGGGCATTTTATATCACGTAAACATCTAAGTACACGTTGGCACGATGACAATGTACAAGTGCAATGTAAAGGTTGCAATGTTTTTAGATACGGAGAGCAATATAGATTTAGTTTGTGGTTAGGTGCTGAAAAATCTAAAGAACTTGCTGATCTTAGTATGAAAACGCATAAGTTAGACAATTACGATCTTCAACAACTTATAGAAAAATATCAAGAACGTTGTGCATCAATAAAAAAAGGTTTAACTTAGCAGTACTTTGTTGTGTAATCACGCAACTTGTTTTTTTTGTTTATTAAGGAGAGGGTACTTTTTTGAGTGCCTTCTTTTTTTATTCACTATTTTTTACTAACTTGTAAACCTAATCTATAAAAATTAATAAGTTATGAGTGATTATTTACGAGCAAGGATTGATGCTCTAGAACGAGAAGTCAATCAATTACGGAATAAAGTAGAGTTTCTATCTGCACAACTAGAAGTAGCAAAAGAAGCAATGTTTAACGACAAATATCAAAAGTTATGATTACAGATAAAGTAGTTAAAATCAAAGATGACGGAGAGTACAATGGTCGTCCAAAGTGGAAAGTGAAACTAGAAACAACTGGCGAGTATACTTTTTTTACTAGTTTTGATGCAAAAGTAGGAGACAAGATTGAGTATTCAGTAAACAACGAAAAGTACAAAACAGCAAAGTTAGTTAAAGTGTTAGGTAAAAATCAAATAGGTGGCAACTGGGACACAGGTCAATCAATCTTACGACAAGTAGCATTCAAAGGTGCTATTGAATTAGTAACAAACGGAGACATAGAATTGTCACAAGTAGAAACGTATACTAATGAATTTCATATAATCTTAAATAATAAAATGTAATGAAAACACCAGAATTTGTAAATAGTATTATACCAAAGGAAAGTACACTTGACTTTGTAGTATGTAAATTAAATATTAAAGTAGTAGATCTTATTCAGTTTCTAAAAACTAAGGAAGAGTTTGCTAGTGATAATAATGGTTTTATAACAATAGACGTTTTACGATCAAAAAACGACAGAAGTAAAGTATATTCTAAGTTTAGTGATTGGAAACCTCAAAAGCAAGTAACCTCAGCAGAGCATCAGCCAGACCGAGAGTTAGACGATGATTTACCATTTTAATACAAAAGGGGGGTTTTTATCTCCCTTTTTTTTTTAACTTTAAACAAAAACAACAAGTATGCTAATAAATGCAAAGGATACGTACAAGTATTTACAAGATGTAAGGAAAGGTACAGTAAGAGAAGGAGTAAAACTGGAAGTACCAGAAATAGACCAGTATTTTCGATTTAAGCCAACAAACTTTAACGTAATACTAGGACACGCTAACGTAGGTAAGACAACAGTTATACTTTATTTAATGTTATGTTATACACAAAAGCATAATGTAAAGTGGTTAGTATTTTCTAGTGAGAATGAACCACATAGTGTAATTAGAAAACTGGTTGAGTTCTTAGAACAGAAACCAATTAATAGAATAAGTGATGAAGTATTTAAAAAACATTTTGATTATGTTGTTGAACATTTTAAAGTGGTCAGCAATGATAGTTTGTATACCTATCGTACTCTTCTTGAGTTTGCTAGGTCGTATAAGAAAGAGTTTGACTATCAAGGGTTACTTGTAGATCCGTATAACAGTTTAACACAAGACAATGAAATGATAGGACAATTAGGGGGACATCAATACGACTACTTAGCAACAACGGAAATGCGAATGTTTTGTAAAAAAGAGAAGGTAACTATTTGGTTAAACACTCACGCCAATACAGCAGCATTAAGATACAAGCATCCAATAGGACACGAGTACGTAGGACACCCAATTCCACCACTCGCATCAGACGTAGAAGGTGGTGGTAAGTTTGTCAACAGAGCAGATGACTTTGTAGTAATACATAGATACGTTCAACACCCTACTGAATGGATGATAAGTCACTTGCACGTAAGAAAAGTAAAAGAAGTAGAGACAGGGGGACGTCCAACCCCAATAGATAATCCTATTAAGTTACGTAGTATAGTCAATAATGTTGGCTTCACTATTGATAATAATAGTATATTAAAAACAGAATTAACCAACCCTAAAAACATACCATTTTGAGTTTAAGAACACAGCAGTCAGCACAGATAAAAAGATTAGAGAGAGCAATAGGCGAACTATATCTTAGAATTAATCGTTTAGAAAAATTGCAAGAAGCAAGTGAAAAAAAATCAAATGAAATAGAATAACGTGAACGGAATACATATACAACAAATTTGGATTGCAGGTTTCGTATTTGGGTTTTTATATGACTATGAACAAGAACCCTTTACAGATGAGCATAAAAATATAGTTATTATATGTATAGGAGTATTGGGAATTAAAATTGAATGGTGGTAAGCATCTTAGAAATGTTAGCAAAAAAACATAATGACTGGGTTAGAATAGTCCAAAGTTTTGGTGTCGACAAAATGACAAGTGAGGACTACGTTCAAGATATGTATTTAAAAATTCACGAGTACTCAGAAAAAAACGACAATAGTATATTGTATAATAAAACAGAAGTTAATTACTATTTTGTATATAAAGTATTACGTAGTATCTGGTTAAATTCATTAAAAGATAAAAACAGATACGTAGAACACGATTTAAAAAATTTTGAAAAGTCCTCAGAAGACATAACCGATCATAAAGAAATCAAGGACTTAATGGAAAAGAAACTTAGTCAGTTGTATTGGTATGACAGAAAGATATTTGAAATGGTATACAAAGACGGAATAAGTATGTTGCAAATAAGCGACAAAACTGGAATAGATTATTGCAGTATTAAGAGAACAATTAAAAAAGTAAAAAAAATTTTACAATGAAGCACAACGCATTAGAAAATGAAATTTTTCATCACTATCGACAAAATGAAAAGAAAAAACAAAAAGCGATTACATTTCTTAAAGCAAATGGGTATATCGTCTACGAGAAAAAAAAATTATCTAGAAATACTTAATGACCAGTATTTCAAAGAAATTGGTTATATAAATATAAAAAGTAAGTTATGAAACACTTTATAGAACATTTGTTAGGTGTCTGTGGAGAAGCACATATTAATATATATCACGTATTAGTAATTGCAGTATTTATACATTTAGCATATACAATTAGAAAACGCAAAAAAGTATGAGATTAGGAGACGTAGTATACACGATCACAAAATGGACTGGTATACATTGGCTTGTAAAAAGTATTAGTAAATTACTAGGCGTAGATTGTGGTTGTGATGCTAGAAGGGAAAAATGGAATAAAATTTCAGATGACTGGAATAGTATAGATAGAAATGGATAAACCAGATAAAATAGATTGGGAAAAATTCAGAGCATCGACTAGTAGTCGAATAAGTAAAGAAGAGGTACTGCTTGTTAGTGAATTACACGCTAAGTATTTCAATCATAAAGTCAAAGTTCCTTGCAGTTGTAGTCCAAAAAAATTGCAAGGTTATATTAATGATTTGAACAAGTTGTATGACAATAAAAAAAATACATAAACTGGAACAGGCAGTTGTTTGGTTTTTAAATTTTGAAGGTTGGGACTTAAAACACACAGGTAGTGAGTATGAGAATTATGACGCTGAGGGTATAACGCCTAAAGGTATAAAGTGTGTTATAGAAATGAAGTTCCGTAAAACGTATTATGAAACTAAAATGTTAGAAGTTAAAAAATACGAAGCACTTATGTCCTTGCCAGAGGATATTGTTAAAATCTATTTCGTTTCTGATCCTAAAGGAACGTATATGTTTTGGCTAGACGGAATAGAAAAATTAAAATCAGTAAAGAAATACTGCCCACGCACTACATTATGGAACTCCCAAAAAAAAAGCAAAGAAGTTTATTTGCTAGAGGAAAATCTTGCCAGTTATGTCAATAAAAACAAAATAAATAGTTAATAACTCAATTTAATTCACTATATTGTACGTAAACAAAAATTACGTATATGAATAAACAAGAATATCTTAAAAAATTAATTAAGGAATGCCAAAATGATATGGCGTACCACCACAAAAAACTGAATGAGTTTAAATTCCGAGTGAGTTTATACGAGAACCAGTTAGATGTACTAAACAATGAATAAGTACATTGAAAATCAAAACGACTTGTTGTATTATACAGATTTAGATTTATGTTTAAATTTAGTTAAGAAATGGCTGAAAGACAGACCAAACAACAAAGAGTTACAGGAACTATCAAAGGCGTTAGTATCGATCTCATTTTATGTGAACAAGCTGACGCTTGATAGGTATAGTTACAATCGTTTAATTTCTGATGCAAGGTTAGAAAAAAATCAAGCAATTTTAAAAGCACAGGACTTACACGAGCAAATAGTTAAACTTAAAAAATTAGAAAAGTTATGATTGAAAAATTTAAAAAGTATCGAGCAAATCTATTAGTGATTGATGACAAAGTTTATAGTTATGCTACTCACGTAGCAACAATAGAGTACCCAAATCTTGTAGTACCCAAATGGTATAGTGTAACTACAAGTAAGCATATTAATTATGTAGCAAAGGAATATAATCTAAATATAATTAAGCAGTATGAATTATGATGACTGGCTAGTGTGGAATGAACACGAGTATAGGGGTTGGAACAAAGAATATACTTGTAGACATTGTGAAAAGCCAATGTATAAAGACGAGACGTATTGTTCAAGTTCTTGTAGTGAAGCAGATATGTTATGATAAAAGGCAAAGTATACACGTTAAGTGAATTAGAACAACAAGTTGTAGAATTAGTAGCACACGCTAGACATAACAACAAAGTAAATACTAACTGGGACGGACATAGAACAGTAAACAAAGAAAGTAGTGTTGATCTTAACATAGCAGGTTTTGGTGGAGAGTTTATTTTCTGTCGAGAAAACAATGTTATGCCAGATTTCATTATAGGTAATACTAGTAAAGTTATAGGTAGTG